CTAGTTTGCTATCAGATTCGTTTAATATTATATGATCAAAATTATCTCAACCATATTTTTGTATAGCATTTCAAAAATATTTATTATTTCTATAATTTATGCCATTAGTTCCCCATCTTTTTTCCGGCTTTTGAGATGTAATACCAATATATATTTTACCATTTATTTTATTAATATGTTTATAAAGATAATATTTTTTCATAAAGATTCCTCCGGTCAGTTATTATATAAATATTTGTTATAAAAATAAAAGTAAAAAAGATAAACCATAAGGTTTATCTTTTACTTAGTTTACTCATCTGTTCCGTAGATGTCTTTGATCAATCCAGAATTTAGTAATGAAGTGACTTCACTATCTGATCCATAAGAGTCAAGGAATGGTAAACCATCTCCGCCATCAGATACTTTAAGGATTTCATCTCTAAGAATTCTTTTAGCATATTCTTCGACATCGGGTCCAATTTCCATAAATCCGCGGAATGGAATTGAAAGGATTGGCGAATCTTGAGTTCCTAATTCAAAGTTAAGTTCTCCAATTGGAATTGAAGTTGGCATAACGTTTGAGTAGAAAGCAGCAAATTCTACGATATCTTTACTAGTATTTGTAGCATCAGGACGAACAACTATGTACAAAATCTGTCCAGTATGATTTCTTGCACCATAATCTACACCAAATAATTTTGGATAAATCGCAGTACCAGTTCTTGGGTCTCTAATATAAGATACCCATTTTTGATACATCTTACGGATAATTCCGCCTGAATACTCTTTATGAGCAAGAGTGAATTCAGTGTTACCTTTAGTAATACCTGTAGCCACATCAAATTCAGCGCCACCAAATCCAGTTTGATGTTGAGCAGTATTTAATGTGATTTCAGTTAAACCTTGGAAACTACGGAAATTCTTTTGAGTCATTTGTTTAAAGTATTTTAGATCTGGATCTTTATCAAACCAACTTGGAAGTTGCACCCAATAAATATAGGCATAACCTGTTACAATCGGATCGAAATTAAGATTAATTAGATCATCAACACCTGTAAAGAATGTACTATTCGCGCCCTTAATCGTCTCTAAGTCGTTAAGGATTGTTTTTTTAACAGCCATAATCTATCTCTTCTCCTTTCTTACTCGATTGTGATATCAATTGAGATAACTTCAATTGTACCAGTGAATCTAATTGTTAGTGTTACATTTACTCTCTCATCTGAGAACTCATCTGGTTCTACAGTAACGTCAGCAAAGCTTAACGTTCTATTTTGAACCCATTCTGTTACATATCTGTTAAGAGCAGCTCTCATGTTTGAAAGAGTTGTTGCATCATTAAATTCAAATAAGTATTCTCTTCCTAAGTTCTCAAGATCTCTAATCATTTTATTTGTTACACGAACATTATTGATAAATCTTAACGCAGTATTTTCAGGCTCACCAGTTAACTGTGACATGAATTTATAACCACGAGAATCTTTTTCAATATAGTTAGTTCTTTCTTTATAATAAGTTGTCTTAGCATCTGATGTTGGATTTTCATTAATTCCTTGAACTCCAACAAGGACTCCACGACTCAAACCAGCAGTTGGCCATTGCATACCATAAATTCTGTCATTGTTTGGAAGTAATCTTGATAAGAAGTAAGTTGGTGCAACCCAAAGATTCTTACCAGAAATTACATCTTCAACTGAAAGTTTTTGAGTATAGTATGCTTGATTAATTTTGCTGATAGGTGTATCAAATTGTCTTAAGACACCAATTTCGCTAGTTGAGAAATCAATTGCAGAGAAATAGAAGAAAATATCATCTCTTACTAATGAGAACTCTTTTAATAATTCTTTTGATGCTAATGAATAACCTGGGTCCATTATAACATCGATTGGTAACTCTAACTTGCTTTCTAGCACTTTAGATATAGAAACATAGTCACTTGCAGAAAACGAAAATTGAATTGTATAATCATCTGCAGCTGTGTCGAATGGGTTTTCTGCATCTACGTTCACTGTTAACGTTCCAGCACCTGTGTCAATTGCTGAAACTGTTGTTGTATAACTTTCTGTACCATTACTAATTGAAATAGTATCGTTAACCGCCCAGTTTAAATTAGTCAGAGATAGTCCTGTAAAGGTAACAGTAGTACCAGTACCAGGGGTAAACTCAAAAGCAGAAATAGATAATTCTTCAGTAACAGAACCTAAAAATCTTTGTAATGATTGTTCAAAGGTAAATGTTCCATCAGACCCTGCTGTTAAGCTTATTTCTTCGACAGCGCCAGTATTTTCACTAACTGCATCTAGGAATGCTTTAAACTCAGCTTCTGTAGTACCAGTAAATGTTACATCTACAAATTTTGTTTTATTAAGAATTTCTAGGAATGTATCATGTTTTAGTCTATAAATAGTTTGGATAACTCTTTCTCCAGAAAGAATTTCCACATCCATATAATAAACAGTGTCAGTAGAAAATTCGCTTTTGAAAATTTTTACGCTTATGTCATTATAATATTCACCAGGATGTTTAGCTGTTACTGTCATAGACTCTCCACCTAATACAGCAGATGTAGCAGATGCTTTATCTGCATCTGGTGATACTAGTCTTAGAGCATAAATAGCTCCCCCGGCATTTAACCAATTATAGATATTAAGAATAGTTCTTCCTTGATAGTCATAATCAGGTTCACCATACTCAGAAATAAATTGGTCTAGATTGTAAATCTTTTGAACTTCGTTACTCAAACCTCTTTTCGCATAGAAAGGAACGAATAGTGTTGTAGCCCCATCGTCAGCAATTACTTGTGCAGTTCTGATTAAAGCACGAGTAGTCACGTTAACGTGAGGATATATTTTATTGATAGTTGCCATATAAACTTCCTCCTTTTTAATTAAGCTTTCTAATCTTTCATATATAATTTATTGTTTAATAATTCACGTAATAATTTAAACAAATCATTATATGAAGAAAAGAAGGTGAAATCTATGATTTATGATATAAGCACACGTAATAGGTCTTTTCTGAAAACCTCAGTAGACCTAAGAAAGCGTAATGTAAAGAATAACAAATTTATGCTAGTGCTGCATAATGAGAGTTTAGTTGGAGTGGACCCTCATTCTAAGAATCTAACAAACAAACAAAAACTGGAAATATTTGAAGAGTGTACAGTTAATATATGGTATTATTTAAGAGAAGTTGTAAGAATTCCTGTTGATGGTCAAATTGACGGTATTCCATATAAACTAAATCTTGGAAATATGTCTCTAACATATATTAAAACAAAAAATAAGAATCAGATTACTATTCTTCCACGTCAGCATGGTAAAACAATTGGAGAGATTGCCTATGACAGTTGGATTCTATTATTTGCTGGTACCAATACTAATATTATATACTCAAATAAAGAATTTAAAGATAGTAAAGACGCATTAAAGAAATTTAAAGACCTTAAAGAGAGACTCCCTCAATGGTTAGTTGGTATGGTTGCAAATCATAAAGATCGTGATAACATTGAAGAAAAACTTATATTTAATAGAAATAATACATTAAAAGCAATGCCTGCTGCAAATAGTGATGAAGCTGCTGATAAACTTGGCCGTGGTATGACAACCTCTAACATATACTTTGATGAGTTTGCCTTCCTCTCAAGAAATAATATTATATATGAAGCAGCCCTTCCTGCATGGTCAGCAGCGTCTAAGAATGCTAAGGCTAACGGTGTTCCATATGGCATTACTATTACAACAACACCAAATAACGTAGATACAAAACAAGGAGCATATGCAAAACTATTCATTGATAACGCTGCAAGATGGCGTTTAGAGTGTTTTGACATGACAGACCCAGAATTAGAGGAATATATTGAAAAGAATTCAGAAAACAGTTTCCTTCATGTTGAATTTACATATAAAGAACTTGGTCATAGTGATAAGTGACTTAAAACTCAGCTTAGGCTTATGCAAGGAAATGAGGCTAAAATTAAACGTGAGATACTACTTGAATGACCTCGTTCAACTGAGACCTCAGTATTTGACGAAAAACAATTAGACAAGATATTCGAGTTCCTTAAGGATCCAGTCACATCTATCTTTGTTAATGGTTATGCAGTTGATTTCTTTGAGACACCTGACTTAAAAGTAAACTATATACTAAGTTGTGACGTTGCAGGTGGTCTGAGCCGAGACAGGTCGGTTATTACAATCATTGCTCCTGATGACTTCCGAGTTGTTGGTGAGTTTGTAAGTAATGTTATTGACACAGACAGCTTCAGAGAACTAATAAAAGAGCTTATGCACACTTGGTTTAGAAACGCTATTCTAATTGTAGAGCGCAACAGTTATGGTCTAAATATCGTTCATAATCTTATGAAAGATAGAATCATAGAACCGCGTATGTATAGAGAAGAACGTGTCAAAAAAGGTGAAAAAACTCAAAAAGATGGGTTTACTGTTAAGAAAAATACGAAAGCTATCGTTTATGGTGTAGAGACAAATAGAGTAACACGTAACCAGATGTTTGATGTACTTCCTGAAATCGTTGATTATGAATATGACAAAATCGTTTCAAGAAGATTATATAAAGATATTCAAACACTAGAAAAGAAACCAAATGGTAAGATCGAACATGCTGAAGGCGAACACGATGATAACTTGATGTCATATTTAATTTTCAGATGGGCGCTTCACTTTGGAACCAATTTACAGAAAAAGTTCAAAATAAGCCCTATGCCATCGACAAGCAATGTCAAAACAGTTTCATCTTCAGAAGATATACGAAGAATTGAGTCTATTATTGGACAAGCAAATAAGATGGACGATTTAGCAAGCGTTAATACCCAGGCATTTGATTATATTAGAGAAAGAACTGAAAAGCTCCAAGAAAACAAATCTCGTTCAGCATTGATTAATCAGATTCTCGATTTGAACAAGTAGAACAATTAATTATATGTGAATACGACTATAAGGAGTGTGTAAATATGGATAAATTTCTAAAAGATTTACAAGCTAAAAGTAAAAAGCTAGTTGAGATAGCTAGTGCAGATGATGCACTTAAACAAGGTAAGAAATTACTTAAAGGCTTGAAAAGACAAGTTCTATTAAAATCTGCAATTAAGGAAATGGCAGTGTTTTATTCAGAAGAAAACTTCAATGCAGTAAAAAATATGATTCAACACGATTTGAGTATTATTGCATCTCCAGCTGTCAAAAAAGATGCTTTAACTTCACTTCAACAAAAATATAATAAGGGTGTTGCAGCTGCTGCTATTAATCTAGAAGCATTTAATTTCTTCGATATATACGCAGAGTTGAAAACACAAGAAATCTTAAAAAACAAATACCCTGAATTTATCTTAACAGGTGAAAGTCAGTCTGCTAAATTTGCTGAATTAATGGGAAGTCTTAATACACTTCAATCGAAACTTTCAGCATATGCAAGCAAAGCTGGTCAAGTGGCACAATTTAATTCTAAATTAGCTACTAAGAACAGAGAAATTAAAGATTACAATGACCTTATTTCACTAATTAAGTAATTCCTTCAAGGAATTACTTTTTTTAATATTTAAAAAATTTTCAACAAATTTTTATTACAGATACAATAAGGAGGTCTAAAAAATGACTTATAAAGATTACAATAACGAGTATTACGATATTTCAGAGAAAATTTTAGAACTGAGTGATGAACTGTCAGAAGAAATTGTGTTAACAAATATCGCTGACCAACTGTCAGGGAAGTTAGAGATATTTACTGAGAAAACAAACTACGTCTCACTATTTAGAAGAAAGTATACAGAGATTACTTCTGATGTCACATTTTATGATAAAGAATATGTGCGCACCGCACTTGAAAAGGTTACCACATTGGTTGGTGATCTTATGAAAATGCGATATGGAATTAGCCTAGGAAATGATTTAGACTTTTATTTCCCAGATGACTATCTTAAAGATATGGAAACTCTATATGAGTTCTTTTATATTAGACACTTTGAAAATCTCAGAGAATACTTTTATACACAATTACAACAAAATAGATGAAAATTCATAGAAAATTACTCAGCACAATTACAAAATGACACTCATAGTAAGGACATTTTCGTAGTTGGGGGAAAGAAAAAATTTGTTAATAATGATGATTTAGTAATCGTTCATTTCATGAATGAAATCATTGATGATATTATTGCAGGTTCTAACTCAGCTTACGTTTTATTTGATAGCATGATTGCCTTAGACCCATTTGAAGAATTCAGTGCAAGAGCTGGAGAGCTTCTATTGGACTATGGAAAAGGAATTCTGTTCGAAGGTGACACTTTATGCTATGACAAATATATGTCAGTTCTAAAAGAAGGTCAAACTCGTATTGAACTTAGAAATGTACTTCTAATGAAATATTTAGAAGGCGTAGAAATCGAGGAGATTTAGATGGAAATAAAAAGAAATGAAGACATTAAAAACTATATCGATGTTGAAAAAGTAACAGAAAAAGACCTGTTAGTTTTTAAAATAAACATTGACACCATTAGCGGTGAACACCCTTTCACACAAATTGAAAAAGTTGTAAGTGATGTAAAGAAAGTATTAGATGAATTAAATATAAAGGCTCTTTTTATTCCTCAACATTTAGGAACGGAAATGGAAATTCTACCACTTGAGGGTCTAGATAATAGTCGTCTATTAGAAATATATGCAACACAACAAGGTAATGCAGGTTTTAGCGAAGGGTATATCAAGTCCTTAAGCGATTTTGAGAATGAAAATCCATATAATGATGGAGTAGATTCTAAAAATGAACACTATACAGAGAAGTACAAACTTGGGTATAGTATGGCCTGGAATTACAATCTAGAAAAACAGAAGGAAGATTAGTTATGGAAAAACTTCAAAATTTAGAATACAATAATCTTATTGAACTTCTAAATTATTTGGAGAGTTTATCAGAGAGCGATATACCTGAAGAGACAGAAGTCTTTGTTGAAGAGAAAATACAAAACTTTTTTCCTCATCTTAACGCAGTTCAACAATTAGAATTGTCTTATATAGTTAAGAATAGAGATGAGAAAGCGTTTGAGTTATTTAGAGAAAGTTACCCAGATTTAGAGATTGACCCGACAGGTCAGAGCATACCAGATGAAAAACAATACTGGCAACTTACAGAAAATTCTCTAAACTCTATATATGACTTAGCAATTCAAGATTTAGAAGCTAATCGATTTATGGACAGAAGTTATAACAAAGTAAACACTCAAGTTTACAATGCTAGAACACTTGCTTGTTTAAAGAATATGGAGGCTATGAAGTATGATAATTATGTTCTTCATAGAAAATTATTCTTAGACAATAGTACACTGACAAATAAACAAATGAAAGTTGTGGAGGATGGTCTTAAGGAATTAGGGCTTAAACCTGCAGCTTTTCTTATTAATGTTATTAAGTATTGTCACAAACGCAAGGAAGATTACAGCATATTTCTTGACCATTTATTTAAGCGAATTGAAGTCTTGATTGCAGATAAAGAACTTACTTCAGATAGTAATAAAGAGTTCCTCTCTAATATAAACTCAATCATCGATAAGAACAATAAATTATATGAAAGCAAATAATTTAGGAGGTATATTATGAGAAAATTTAGTATATTAGATGAAAACTATATGGCATTAGAACAAAGTATTGCACAAGCTTTAGATACTGCAGAAGAAATTGTGAGAGAATCTAAAGAAGAAGCTGTACTGGTAACAAAAGAGTATTTTTCAGATTTAGAAGAAAATACAAAACTTTCTGAAAGCGTAAACTATATTAGTTATAGAAATGACGAATTAGTTGAAAGTTATACAAATATTGATTCAACATTAACTAATATTACAGAGAGTGTTAAACAATTAAAGACTAAAGAAATCTTTAGTTTAGAAGAAGCTGCGATTTTATCAAGAACACTTAGAGAATTCGATTTAACTGAAACTGAAGATGAAGTTGACGAATTAGGTGTATTCTTTGGTGGAAAAGACAATATCAATATTCCTGACAGTGATGTTAATCATTTCAAGGTTGTCGTTACAGAGGAAGGAAAAAGAGCTGCAATTGACAACTATACTAAACTTCGTTCTATTACAACTAAAACTCTTGAAGAAGCATACAGAGAAGGAATTAATGAAAGTAATTTAGATTCAATTAATGAAGCTCTTGGAAAATTAGCTTTATTAAATAAAATTTCAAACATATTAAAATAAGAGAGCTAGTCTCTCTTTTTCTTAGAAAGTTGGTGAAATTATGTTTTTAGAAGAACAATCAGATGATATGAGAAAACTTAACGAAATGTTTATTAACGTAGGAGATAGCCTTCCAAGTAAAATTGAGAACTCTATTTTCTATCCAAAACTTAAAGTTCTTCTTCATCAAGAAATATTGAGATTCTTTATGAAAAGTTCAGAAACTGCGCATAAAGAACTTAAAGATGATCTCAATTTATTACGACTAAATGTCGGGGAAAAACTTTCTGAAACTGAAATCCGTGAGTATCTTGATGCTCTTAAAACAAAGTATAATAATGAAGACAATAATATTGCCATCGATTATCATATTGAAGTAACTCGTTTTGACTATGGGGTTGCTGTATGGGTTGTTATTAAACGTGCAGAAATTCATATGAAAAAGTTCATATTCAGATTCCGTAAATCTAAAGCAACTATGGGATTAGATGATGTTAATATTGGTGGAATTCCGTTAGAAGAAGCAAAAGATGCTCGAAAAGAGAGATACTTAAAATTGATGGGGGATAAAGATGAAGGATAAAAACAAAAAATACCGTAATATAAAAGGCATATCAGTTGAACTTTTTAGAAGTTTGCATCCATTTGGATTTCATCCATATGTTAACAGTATTATAGAAGAATATAAAGAAATGTATTTATCTGATAATCCAGGAAGTACTATAGATGTTATAGTTGATGATACTGGTGGAGGAGCTTCATTTGGACAAATTATAATCAATTCAGAAGTAGTATTTGAAAGTGATATATATGGACAAATGTGAGAACCTTCTTATTTTGAAATTATACGAGAATTAGACTTTATAGTTTTCGGAAAAAATGAAGTATATGGCGATAAAGATGAAGGTTAATATTGAAGAATCAAAAGAACTAGAAACTCTTCATGAAATGTTTATCAAAGTTGAAGATCCACTCCCAGCAGATTTAGAAAATTCTATCTTTTATAGTAGAATTAAAAATACAATGACAAGGGAACTTCTTTCGTTCATGAGAGAACAAACTGAACTTAAAGCAGACCTTATGCGTCTTAAAGACAAAATAGGAGAAGTTATGAGCGAACGTGATATTAGAAAAGAATTAGAAAAAATGATGAAATATAATGAACAAGATAACAATGTCGGCATTATATACCATATAGAATCAACAAGACTTGACTATGGTGTGCCGGTTATTGTAATGATAAAACGTGACACTCTTCATGTTAAAAAATTTGTATTCAGATTTAAAAAAGAAGATATGTCAGCGAAGGTAGGTAGATAATATGAATTTTCCATTTTTAAGAGAAGAGACTAAAGGCCTCAGAACACAAATGACTTTTACTGGGTCATCTATGGAAGTATTTATACCATCTTATTTCCTTGATAAGAATGAAACCATGGCAGACTATATGGGTAATCGTGTAGAAAGTATTGGGTTGTTTTGGTTTAAGGTTGGGGAGAGTTTTTATGAACTTCAACTTCCAGTTAAGATTCAATTCGAATTTACTGAAACATATAAAAAGAAAATGAAATTAATGCCTGGAATGCCAAGTGAAGATTATACAGTATTTGTATTGAAGACTGGCATTGCCTTTGTATACGACGTTAATCACAAGCAAGACTCTGACGACTTTAACTGGTTTGTTGGAAAGCTTATAGAAGGTGCTAAACTTCCTCCTACAATTGCATATGATGAAGTTTTTAACTTATTTTCAAGAGCTCTACAGATTACAAATATTAATGACAGATTAGGTGTGCCTTTCTTGACTATCGAGTTCATTCTAAGTGAACTTTTCAGAATTAGGGGAAATACTAGTAAACCATTTAGAATTGGTTATGATGGAAAAAAGAGTCCTTATGGCTATAAGATGTTAAGAATTACAAAAGTTCCAGAAACTAATTCAACATTTACATCCCTTATCGGCGAGGACTTAAAGCAACAATTAATTTCATCAATTTTAAGAAACAGAGAAGGAAAACCTGACCGAGTTTCGCCTATTGAAAAAGTTTTAAAATACTAATAAAAAAGATAAATCCTATTTGGATTTATCTTTCTTTTTTAATTTAATAGTTTTTTCAACTTTAATTTTTTTCTTTGGTCCCTCTATTGTATTCTTTATAGAGTTTTGCACTACGTCTCCTGCCAACAGTTTGTCTTGAGATGTTTTTATTCCATTATTAATTTTTTGAAGTTTCCTTCTTTTGTCAGATTCTGTTTTTAGAACATTTACTTTCTTTTTCATCCTATCACCTACTGGTTAGTATTTGGCTTATAATCATGAGCAATATCTTTGCCCTTCATATTAGCATATTTTCCATCAGTTGCAGCAATACGTTGCTTTTGGAAATTGTTCATGTGTGGATTTTTGTCAGAATACTTCACATCAATAGTTTCTACTTTCTTATAGTGTTCTCTGATTTTTTGTGCTACTTCTTGACTTCTTTTAACCAAAGCTGTAGGAAGTGTATCACTAACAATTAATCTTTCAAGAATAAGGTCTAACTTTTCTTCACCAGAATTTAGACAGTCTAATTCTTTAACAATTGCTTCTGTTGTTGTATACATTTTTTTCTCACGTAATTTCTTAACAATTGCGGGAACTTTTTCTTCAGCAGCGTCTACAGATATCTTATATAAACGCAAGAATGTTTCTAATGCATCTGAAACAGTTATATCTTCATTAGAATAACTTAATAAGAATCTTGAGTATTCTTTTAGAATCGCTTGGTTGTTCATGCACTCAGTTGTGAACACTTGAACTACTTCTTGTGGTGATAAAATATTTCTAACAGCATCTTCATCTAATAGAATAGTCATACTAGTTGTGTTCATAACACCAGGCATTGTTGCGCTTAAATATGTTGAACTTGTGTTTGAACCCTCATCAGATTCAATCTTAACAGTAATTCCAACATCTGTGAGAATAAGAAGTTTAGCAGCTGCTGCTAATTCCTTTTCTACTACATATTTTGTAAGTTTGTCATTTTTATATAATTCGATAGTTTGTGCTAGTTCGATTGCATTCATATTATCGTCCTCCTATTTCTTTCTAAAATCTTTCAGTCTATCAAGTTGACCTGGGTCGCTAACTACTCCGCTAGTTGTTGGTTTTGGTTTAGTTCTTCCTAATTGTTCGTCAGCATATCTTTTTTGACCTTTCATTACGGCTTGAACTTCTGGTCTCTTTTTGAGATTGTCAATTTCTTCTTGAGATAATCTTTTACCAGGTTTAACTGCTTCGTTAGTTCCTTCAGTAGTTTGCTTATTAATCATATCTTTTGCCATACCTACAACTTTCTTTTTGGCGTATGCCTTTGCAACAGGAGCCAGTGCTTTGCCAGCTGCAACTATACCTGCAGGGATTGCTTCCCCTAAAAGTTTATCAATTTTCTTTTCTAACATGATAAAATCACTCCCTCATATTTTATTTTCATATAATAAATTGTTCGTCTTAGTTTAACAATATATTATATGAAGAGAAACTTAGAAGGGGGAACGACTATGAGAAGAGAAAAATGGAATAAATATGGTCTTTCTGCTGTAGTAACACTAGCAGTTTTAGTTGTTATCTATATGATACAGTTAAACTTTGGTGACTATTTAGCACAAATCTGGGATGCATTTAAATCTGTAGCAATTCCTGCTGCGCTTGCATTATTTGTATCTTATTTAATAAGACCTATGTATCGAGGCATGTATAAAAAGGGCCTCAACAAAACAATAGCAGCACTTTTATCGATGTTAGTATTTGCAATAGTAGTAGGAGGATTTATTACTTTAATTGTAGTTCTAATATCAACGCAAGTTAATGAAATAATTGGAACTGGCTGGTCTATTGTCGAAGTAAACCTTGATTGGTTATTCAATATGATGCCACCAGAAATGGTTGCTGGTATAACAAATGATTTGGGACAATTAGACGTTTCAAAAGCGTTTGAGTATTTAACTTCTACAGGTGAGATTATTGTATGGCCAGATATATTCACAGCAACTGTTAATAGTGTTGTTGGACTTATATATTGGTTAATTGTTATAATCATGATGCCTGTATTCTTATTCTTCTTTTTAAGAGAAGGAGATACCATCATGAAATCAATAATTCGTGCTATACCTAAGAAATTTCACAGAGACGATTTTGATATCATGTTTCAACTTGCGCATACTTCAACTGAAAAGTATATGCGAGGAAAAATTATATCAATAGGCTTTTTAACAGTATTTTTTTCAATATCATTTACAGTTGCACTATTATTTTTCACACCGATAACTATTGGAAGTGCGATTTTATATGGTCTATTATTCGGAATGATTATATCTATTCTAGACTTAATTCCTTACATTGGGCCAGGTATTGGTATTTTATTACCATTGTTATACATTCTAATAGCAGCAACTACTACGACAGAATTTTTAGTATTTGGTCTTATATTTATCGCAATTGATATTCTAGGACAAAATTTACAGAAAATAATCATAGAACCTATGGTTATGAGTAAGGAAATAGAGATACATCCACTAACCATTTTCTCAGGATTATTATTCTTTGGTGCGTTATTTGGCTTTGTGGGGTTGATTATCGCCACACCAATAGTTGCAACTTTTAGAAGTATATATCGTTATTTAATGGGAAAATATAGTGACGAAGCAATAGAAACGATAATAGAACAGGATGTTGACGGCGACGGCGACATCGGAGAATAGGAGTTGATATTTATGTATAGCGGATTAACGCCAACGGCTGTCTTAAGATATCTAAATAGAATGTTAGGTACAGTTTTACAAGATTTAGAACTTAGTGAAGAAGAAATGATGAGAGTTGTATTTCAAGAGAGTTTGAATACTTATAGTAAATTCTATCCTTACAAATACAATATAAACATCACACCAGACGACCATGTTGGAACTACACTAAACACATATAGACTACCAAAAAAAGACAGGTTAGAATTTATTGGTATTCATAAAGTATTTGTTAGTAATATGGTGCAATTTGGGTCAACTATGATTCCACTAAGTCATAACCCTTTTGAGAATCAAGTGTTTAATGATTATATAAGTATGACAGTTACCCCTGTTACTTTCAGATATCTGCCACCTTATGAAATAACAATTTTTCCTAAGATTATAAACTACCAACATGCAACTTTAGAAGTTAAAGCGGTGCATCCATATCATATGAAATCTATTCCTATGAGTATGAGAGATGATTTCTTGAGGTTATGTTTGTATGATGTTTTAATTTCAATCTATCCATTGAGACATCGTTTCGAGAGTTTTAATACTCCATATGGAACTATGCAACCATTTATGGAAATGGTAGACAGAGCTGCCGACGATCGCAGAGAACTATTAGAACGTTGGGAAAGAAACTTCTTGAAAGACAGTCATGCAAAACGTATATTTATAGCATAATAAAAAAGATATAACCTTAGTGGTTATATCTTTTTCTGTATCAATAGAAAGGAGGTATAAAAATGACATACTTTTAAGCCCATCTACTATATGTAGATTAATTATTTGTTCATATATTATATAAATATAAATTTTTAAATATGGTATCATTTTAAATATATATTATAAATTAGACTAATGATATAATATATGAGGAGGATGATAGCATGGGAAGAAAAATTAAAGGACCTTTGGTGGGTGGATCAGGTATTGGAATGATTTTGAAAGGACTATTTACTGGCGAAATTGTCACGAAGCCAGTAAAATCTGGCTCAAGAAAGGGTAAGTAACCTTTCTTTTTTTATTTAGTTTTTAGGTAACAATACTATATAAATGTCATTTGTGTATTGAAAGGAGATATTATGAAAGATTATAAAAAAGAATATATTGAGAAGTTAAAAAATGAATTAAATGGAGAATTTGAATTATTAGGTGAATATACTAATTCTACAACACCTACTCTTCACTGTCATACTATATGCGGTTATGAATGGGAAATCACTCCAAATAGAATAATTCAACGACACTCATGTCCAAAGTGCTCAGGTAAATTAAAAAAGACTACTGAATCTTTTAAAGAAGAAGTCAAAGATTTAGTTGGAGATGAATACGTAGTTTTAGGAGAATATGTTAATAATAAAACTAAAATCCTAATGAAGCATAATATTGAAAGTTGTGAACACGAATATGAGGTTAGACCAGATACGTTCTTATCAGATAGACGAAAGTGCCCAGAATGTTCTAAAAAAGAGAAAAGTAAAAAAATGAAAACATATGTCAAAAAGGCTGGAATTATTAAAAGTAAAATAGAATATTCCGATCAAGTAAAAATGATAACTAATGGTGAATATGAGGTTATAGAAGATTATGTAAATACACATACAAAAATACTGCATAAACATACAACATGCGGAAATATCTATTCTGTTACACCTAATAAGTTTCTATACGGTAGAAGATGTCCTGTATGTGCAAATAATGGAGTATCTGCTCCTGAAACTGAAATTTCGGAATATATCGAAGAAGTATATGATGGAGAAATATTGAAAAATGATAGAACGTTACTAAGCACTAAAGAACTTGATATATACCTTCCAGATAAAAGTATTGCAATTGAATATGATGGTTTATACTGGCATAATGATGAGTATAAAGATAAAAAATATCATATCAATAAAACTATGGAAGCATATAAAAAAGATGTACGATTAATACATATATTTGAAGATGAATGGCTATATAAAAAAGATATTGTGAAAAATAAAATAAAACATATCTTGGGGTTTAACAACGGAGATAGGATATATGCAAGAAAATGCTCAATAAAAGAAATAAATACCACTGAAAAAGATGAGTTTTTAGAAAAATACCATATTCAAGGCAAAGATATTTCATCTACAAGACTTGGGTTGTTCTATGTAGACGAATTAGTTGCAGTTATGACTTTCAGTAAAGTAAGAAAAAGTACCAGCAACAAAAATGAACAAATGAGTCATGAGCTAGTTAGATATGCTGGAAAAAGTGAATATATAATAGTTGGCGGATTTAGTAAGTTATTGAAATACTTCACTAGAAACTATGAATACACTGGTATAAAAACTTTTGCGGATATTAGGTGGTCATCATTAGACAGTAATTTATATAATATAAATGGATTTGTTAAGAAACATATATCTGAACCTAATTATTGGTATTTTCAAAGAGATTTAATAAGACACCATAGATACTCATTTAGAAAAAATGTATTACATGAGAAATTAGGAACATTTGATCCTAAATTAACAGAGATTGAAAATATGAAGAATAATAACTGGAGTAGAATTTGGGATTGCGGAAATTTAGTATACGAAATGACGAAAGAAAAAGACTAATCATAAGATTAGTCTTTTAATTATTTTAATTATAAATCTTAGTTTCCAGCAGCGCCAGTGTCATTAGTCCAAGGAGCATATCCTGGAGAGAATTGACTTGAACCATCATTGTTAAGGATATTAATCATACCGATTGCAGGTAAGAATTCTTGGAATGTATGACGTTTAGTCATCATGATACTAGGAACTCTTGATCTGTTTGGATCGATATAACCCATTTCAGTATTAAAACTGTAAGGATAATATTTATATGTCATTTGTGAATTACTGTTTGGAGTGAATACTAGGAACATTGCTTGTTCAGGGACGTTTACAGAAGCAATAACACGATAAGCGTTAGCTCCAACATAAGTACCAACTGAGTAATCTACATCTACACCATCCATAGATACACCTTGTCCACCACGGAATTGCCAATCAACGTTAGTTAATAATTGGATGTCTAGTGGGTTACCAACGATTGTAAACATACCACTTTGTAAGTAAGTGTTATTTTTAATACGTTGAGCTAAGTGATCAATTTGTGGTTTCAATTCTTCACGCCATGCTTTTGGAGCACCAGCGAAACCAGCAGCTGGACGAACATCAAATGTTAAGCTGTAAGTATCAGAATCTTTATATTGTTCAGTTTGGAACTCTTTAACACCTGGTTGGTTGAAGAATGAATCAGTCAAGAAGTCAAGAACTTCTAAGTCTAATTGCATAGCAAATGTATTAGTCATTAAGTCAACAGTTTCTTTTGTACCATCGATTTGGTATAGCGCCATCATATCTGTTAAAGCTTCGATTGGAAGTGGAGCATTTAAATGTCTACCAGATGGGATATCAACGTCTTTACGAGCGATATCGAAAGATACTGACCAACCTTGTTCGTTGAATTCTTCAGAGATACCAGCTCTTAAGTTAACTTCAAGAGTTAATCCGAATCCTACTGCAGCAACAGTAGCTGTACCATTTTGAAGATCAGCACGAACGATAATTTGTCCACTTACAGCAGATGAAGTAAATTCAGCAGCTAGAGGATCAAGAGCGTCAGCAGCAACAGTATAAGCATTAGCACCAATTGCAAAAGTAGTTGCAGGGAATGATGCACTATAAACGATTGTGTTGTTTACAGTTAATCTTTCATTGATAACTAGAGGAACTTTAACATATTTAGCAACAGCTTCATCAGTTACAGTAGCTCTTAAATAAGCATTTACTAATCTGAAATCTGAGTCTAAAGGTTGTTTAGTAGTTCTTGAAGCACCACTTACTGTTAATTGGCCATCATCACCATCAAGTACGAATGTTGCACTAGCAGCATTGAAGTCACCAGCAACGACTGTACCATCAGCAACGATAGCAGTACCAACGATATATTCTTTTTGAATTGCACTTGAAGGAGCAGCTCCATTCTTTAATCCATAAGGAATATAAATTCTTTCTGAATCACCTTTCCACATATAAGGTCTCATGTATGAGATAACAAAACGTGGAGTTTTAGCAACTTCTGTTTTTAATACATCTTTTAAAGCGAATTTTGGCCATAATTTTCTAATTACAGGCATGCTTAATGATGCGATTGGTGCGATACCAGCTAAAGCACCTTCTTGTAAAATTTGAGTATTAGCGTTAGCCATCAATTGAGCCATTACAGCTGCATTATTTGAGCTTGAACCTTCTACTAAGCTTTCTACATAGCTTTCTAGTAATGCAGGGTTTGTTGCGATTTCTTTAAATCCCTCTCCAATAATAGAGATACCTTGAGATTTGAAGTAATCGAATGTTTCGTTTAAGACTGCGTTATAAGTCTTTGCATTTAAATCTTTCATAAAGTACGATTCCTCCTTTTATTATATTAATTTTTTGTTCTTAGAATTAAATTAAAAAATTTTTTTCTTTTAATCTATTTCATCAACTTTATGTACTTTTGTTATTTTTAGTATCTTCTTTTGTGTTTTTGTCAACGCCTAATACTTTTCTGAGCAGCGTTATGATAGTAAGTAGTTCAGTTCTAAGTAAAATGTAAACATATAATGATTTCTCATATTTTTCATCTGCATAACGATCAATGATATAGTCTCTCAATTTATCCTTCAAAGCCAAAATTTTCTTTTTCAATCCTCTTATTTCGTCATTATCTTCTTTTTCCAATGTACTAGTATCAACATTTTCAAGGCTATCATAAAAAACAGTAGTGTAATTCATCAACTCTCTGTATAGTCCAAGTAATTTTATCAATTTCTTCTGTTCTGATACCTCTATTGCATCTTCTATTGGGGAAAGTTCTGGCTCCATCATCATTGGATCGTAACCTTGCAAATAGTCGGCATCACTTAGTCCTGGGTCCATCATAGGGTCCTCAGCTGGAATAGGTTGTTGTTGCACAGGAGCATCAATTTGATTAGGAATCTGTCTTACAGCAGGCTCTTGCTGAACTGGCTGTTGCATTGGAATAGCTTCTTGTAAAACTTCTTTTTCCTTAGTGCTCTCAAATAAGGCAACTAGGTTTTTGTAGTATTTATTCTTTTCCACATAGTCACCTCCAAAAACATATTTAAGGTCTCAAATACTATACCTTATAATATTTTGTTTATTCTTAAAAAGAAAAAATTTAATCTATATATAAAATTCTTTAATTTTAATTATAATCATATATTATTAATATGGTTTAAGGTACAGAATTCGGCTAAATACTGACAAAATATTGTTCGTTCCATAAAAAACTAAAAAAAGGAGTTGAAAATATGAATAAGTTAAAAGAGTATAAAAATGGTAACTATGAGGTGGTTATCTTTAAAGACGGCACAAAACACCGATATGTAGAAAAAGGGAAAGTCCTAAAACCGAAATTCCCTGAAAGTATTGACCTTAAAATCACTAATTATTGTGATATGGGTTGCCCTATGTGCCATGAAAATAGCACAACACGAGGAAAACATGGAGATTTAAATTCACCTTTCTTAAATACCCTTAAACCAGGTACAGAATTAGCTATAGGTGGAGGAAATCCTCTGAGTCATCCAAATCTTGAAGAGTTTCTAGCGAAAATGAAAATGCGTGGTGTTATCTGTAACATGACTGTTAACCAAAATCATTTTATGATTGAATCTACTCGTATAGTAAAATATCTTCAAGAAGGATATATTACATCATTGGGCGTTTCCCTAATGAAATCGGGAGATAGGGACTTTATTGAATACGTTAAATCATATAAGAATACAGTTTTGCACGTAATCAATGGTTTATTTACAGAAGATGACTATAACAATCTAAAAGATCAAAATATAACCTTATTGATATTAGGTTATAAGCAAGTTGGACGAGGAGTCGTTCATTATGGCGAAGAAGTTAAGAGAAATATGCAATGGCTATATGACAATATAGAAGAAGTTTCTAAGCATTTCTTTATAACAAGCTTCGATAACCTTGCTATAAGTCAACTAAGTATGCACAGATTCTTTTCAACTAAGGATTGGACTACCTATTTTATGGGAGAAGACGGACGTTTTACAATGTACATTGACCTAGTTAAAGGATTATATGCATCTAGTTCAATTTCGCCATTAAGATACAATTTAAAAAGAAGCATCAAGTCAATGTTTAGAGATATTCAAGTAAAGATGCGAAAAGCTAAGGATAGTTAGGAGGTTTACCATATGGGAAAAAAAGTTAAAACAGAGGCAAGTAATTTTATATGCCTTGAATGTGGTAAAATGGGAATACCTATCCATCGAAAAAGATCAAGAGAAAAAGGTCACGTTAAAGATTTATATTGTGTGCATTGTGGGAAAGTAACGCATCAAATGGAATTGCGTAATGATACTGCAGATATGTATGAATATAATCAAGATCCAGAATTGTATATTGAAACGTATGCAAAAAATAAAATAAGAGAGAAAAATAAGGAGGATTAAATATGAGCGTAGTAGTTGCAATTAAAGAAAAGGGTAAAATCTATATAGGTGCCGACACACAGATTTCTTATGGAAATCTAAAACTCAGTACAGCTGAGGCTAAATTATTTAAGCATCCACAAGATGAAGACCTAGTTGTAGGAGTAGTAGGTTATGCAAGAACCGCAGTACTATTGAAATACAAAGAAAAGTTATTTGATGAAATGCATGTTCTTGCAGGTAGGGTAAATATGAAATATCTAGTAAATGATTGGTATCTTGAAATGCTAGAATATTTTAAGAAATACAAGCATACAGGTATGGATGATGAATCATTACCTTCAACAATTATTATTGCGTATAAAGATAATTGCTTTTTAATTGATAGATCCGGTTATATGGAAGAACTTCAAGAAGGAAAACATTTCTTTATTGGATCAGGTGCTGAGGTTGCTGCCGGTTCATTAAATACTACAAAAGGGGAAGAACCTGAAAAACGTATTAGAAAGGCTGTAGAAGCAGCAGGCGATGAAACACTGTATGTAAATAAAACTGTAGAACTATTTACAACAGAAAAAAGAAAATAGGGAGGAATTTATTATGAATAGAAAAGACGAATATTTATTGAATGAAGAGGTTAAGAGCCTATTAAAAGAAAAGGGTATTAGTGATGAACAAGCGGTAATTATCGGCTATCGTTTAGGTCACAAATACATTGACAATGGTATTGATGGAGCACTTCCAACTATCATTGAAAAAATTGTAGAGGTTAAAAACAGTGACCAGCCTCTAAAATTTAGAACTGTTTCCAGTGTAGTGCATAAAGTTATGCCGATCAGACGCAAAGAAAAAGTTCGAGAAAAAGATCCTTTCGATGGAATGTATACTCATAAACCACTTGAGGATTTACTAAAAGATTGGAATAAATAAAAAGGAACCTTCGGGTTTCTTTTTTTAATGGAGGTAAATATGAAAAAGATAATACAGATACTTATTATTTTAATACTATCCTTCTTTTTATATGACCAATTAAGTTCAGATCAACAATCTTATGTTAGTAATAAACTAACTGTTGTTGGAAATTATATTGGTGAAAAGTTGGAGGGATTAGAAGTTCTGATGTATGAGGCTGAAGACTTGGCTGAAATAGAAGCAGCTAAGCTATATGATTTGCAGGGACAACTTCAAAATCTTGATGAAACTGGTGGGACGTTTACTTACAACGGAATAACATATAGTACAGAGAATCTGACTAATGAAGTTGAGAAGATAGATAATGTTCTGTCGGATATAACGAATACACTGACTTCAGAACAGGTTAGTGAAATTGAAAGTGAAATAGACGATATATTAAAAGAATCTGAATAGATTCTTTTTTTTTTGGTGCTAAGTATAAACAATTAATTAATATATATGAAGGAGGGCACCCATATGAAAGGGAGACATCAAAAAGATAAAAGATTTGTGGTTTATATGCACACTAATAAGATTAATGGTAAAAAGTATATTGGAATTACATCTAAGAAGCCTGAGGCTAGGTGGGGGAAAGATGGGAATGGGTATAAATATAGTAGAGATACACACTTTTGAAACTCTATACAAAAGTACGGATGAGAAAATTTTGAACATGAAATATTATTAGAAGATCTATCCTTAAATGAGGCATTAAAGAGTGAATTTAATATATCTAAGGAGTATAATACAACCAATAGAAAATTTGGATATAATAATAAAGTTGGAAAAGGTGGAAATTTTAAAGTATCAGACGAAGAGAGAAAAAGATATAGTGAAATGGTAAGCGGAGAAGGTAATCCAATGTATGGAAAAAAACATAAAGAAGAAACTATTGAAAAATTAAGAAAAATTAATACTGAAAATGCTATGTTTGGGAGCGATAATCCAGCATCTAGAGGTGTTAAAGGTATTAATCTTAAGACAGGGGAAATAGTTGAATTCGAATCTGCAAATCAAGCAGCTAAGTATTTTGGTTTATTTAATAATTCACACATTATAGAATGTTGCAGGGGCAAAAGACCCTCATGTAAAGGTCATAAATGAGAGTATTTAAATTAAAAATATTGTAATTATTAAACAATAAATTATATGAAATTAAAAATGAATAATAGAATTCAAAGGAGGAATAAATATGTATAACTTTTTAATTCAAGAATCTGCAATTTCAGCTGAACCTCAAATCTCTAGAAAAAATAAAGACACAATCGAATTCGTTGCTGTAATGCAGGAAGCAGATAGACCAAATCGTAATGGACGCATTTACTATAAATCTGTATTAGAACAAGCATTAAATAGTCCATATGTACAAGAAAGACTAAGAACAAAATCATTTTTCTGCGAAGCTGGACATCCTTCTGATCCATCTGTACAAAGACAAATGACAATCGACCAACGTAACATTGCTGCAATCGTTAAAGAATTCTGGTGGGAAGGTAATCTTCTAAAAGCTAGACTTGAAACAGCGAACACGGCGATCGGCAGAGATATGAAAGGTCTTATCGAACAAGGTTCAAGAGTTGCATTCTCATTAAGAGCTCAAGGAAATGTTCATAGAGACCCACAACTTAATGCGACAATTGTTGAAGCACCAATCCAAATCGCAACTTATGACTGGGTAGTTAATCCATCTCATGATAAAGCATTCTTAGAATCAATTTGTGAAGCAACACAATATGCATTCTTCGGACAAGGTCCACAACAAATGGCATTAACAGAATCAGTTTCATTATTTGAAGAAGGAAAATTAACACCAATTAATGAAGAAGAAAAAGTATTTGTAGACTATGCACAACACTTCCACAAGAAAATTAAACCTCTTAACGAAGCATATTTGTATGATCCTGCAGATAAACTTACTGTTGATGGCAAATTCGGATTATTAGAAAATGGAAATGAAAATAAAAAAGTGGTATTAGAAGATTACATCTTAAAAGATATCAGATACAGAATTAGAAACTTATAAGGAGGGATTCACATGTTTAATTTAAATGAAGCGTTCAAACAAGGATATGAAGAATATCTAAAAGAAGAAGCTGAAAAGAATTTTGTGGATGCATTTGAAGCCCTTCAAGAAAGCCAAAAAGAAGCTGAAAAATCATTTCAAGTAGTTCAAGAATATTTCCGTTTATATGCTTTATCAGAAGGTCTATTAAATGAGGCTATGACTGATAGAGTTGGTAAAAGAGACGTAGAGAAAGAAATTGACAGCGATTTTAGTCTTTCTGGAAATCTTGATGCTATTAAGAATCTTATTGGAATGATTGGTAAAGGAGCTCCAGTTTATAAACCAGAAGTTGGTAATGTAACACTTACTAAAATTACTGATATGAAGTTCCCACAAAATATTATTTTCTTCTTACAAGCACTTATTGAGTGGTTAACTAATATTGTTAAAAAATTCATTCAAGCATTCACTGATGGAATTCAAAGATTATTTGGAGTTGATCCAAAGAGCGATTTCAAGGGTGATTTAAAATTAAATCTTGCTAGAGCTAAGAGTATCGAAAGTTTTAGTACTCCAATCGACACAAGTAGAAAACCAAATCCAATTACTCAAGTTCTTATGGACCCAAAACAATTTGAATCTATTAGCACAATTTTCAATGATAACTTACAATATGAAGCAAGTGGAGATTTCCTTGCAGAAGCTGAATTTGGAACAGTAGATTCAAGTACAGTTAAAGGTATCATGGTTGATGTAAGTAAAGAAATGCAAGAACTAGAACAAATTTTAGACCATTTCTTAAATCTATTCGATAATGCTTATGGTTCAAATCAAGAGCATCTATTTGAAACTGAGGACTTAGAATTGTTATTAGAACTGTTCAGAGAAACAATGGGAACTATTGCAACTGGAAAAGTTCCAACCTATGCTCTCCAAGGAAAACTTACTGAACTTGATGTTATCAATAAAGAAAAACTTAGAGACAATCTAATTAGAACTAAGATTAATGTTGAACAACTAAAACGTGCATATACAGAAACTCAAAAGAATGCAATTAATACACTTCAATGGATTACTCAAAAACAATTACTTGCTTCTCAAGGTTTAGGTGAGATGTTCAAATTCTATAGTGCAGCAACATATACTCGTATGATTAATATTCTTGATGTTTTAGAACCAAGAATTAAAGATGCTGGCAAATTAGAAAAAGGCTTAAAACGTATGGGCGATAAATTCAATAAGGTTGTTATCGAATTAGGTAAACAACGTAGGTCAATTGCTAATTTTGGTGATGTAGTTTATACTCCAGTTTATCAAAAGAAAATCAATGACTTATTTGAAGCATCTAGATACGTAAGTCAAACTATTACTCTTCGTCTTACAGCTCTTGGAATGTATATTAGGGAAATGAAAGATGTTAAAGAAGCAATCTTGAATGCTAACTCAATCAATAGCAGAAGTAAGGACCTTTTCAAAAAGTCTTTATTTAGATAATAATTATAATAAGAAAATTTAAAAGATAACTGAAAGGTTATCTTTTTCTTTTTAGTTTATTATTAAGAATTTAGTCTTTAAAATGGTTTAGAATAATATATTATAACATTGAGTATGAGTGAACTGGTAGCTTATGCTTTTGAAAAGGAGAATGACAATGATATGTAAAATACTTGATAATGACGTCCTTACTAAAACATACACTATACAATTCCCTGATGGGAATATTAGACAATACAGGCATAATGTAAATAGAAATCTATTTGTCGGAAAATGTAGTACAGGACCAGGTGAAGAACTGGATATTTATTATTTTAAATTTATTAGTGACCTCGAAGTTGAAATGGAACTAGCCCAGAGTAGTGTAACTATAAAGGGTTATGTATTAGTTCAATTAAGAGGAGCTGGAAAAGTTTCAGACTCAGCTCACAGATTAGTTTGTTGGGCTTGGAATGGAGAGTTTCCTAACACACACCATGTAGACCATCTAGATGGAAAAAAATTTAATAATATTCCAAGTAATCTTCAAGCAGTTCCTGCAATTGTTAATACGTTTAGAGCATATAACAATTATCAGGAAAGCGATCAAGCACTTAAATACAAAAATTTTGTTATAAACGAATTTGTAAAGTGTAAAGATCCACAAGAAATGCTAGAATTAATGAAAGCAGTAATAGAAGATCAAGAATAACAACAGGAGAGTGCATAATGATACAAGTATTACTAGCCTCAAATAACAGAGGAAAATATGATGAATTAGTCGACATGTTTGCTGAACATGGAATTGATTTAGTATTTCATGGTGAGTTAGACCTCATAGAAGACTCGCCAATTCTAGAAAAGAATGCAGAATCAAAAGCAATATGTGGAGCTAAACAAACAGGAATGATTGCCCTTGGCGAAGATACAGGCTTCTTTATTCGTGCATTAGATTATTTCCCAGGAGTCCACGCTAATAGATGGATGGAAGGAACATGGCACGAAAAGAGAATGGAAGTATTGAAACTAATGGAAGGTAAAACCGATAGAAATGCTTATCTAATCAATAACTTTGCACTTGCTACTCCACAAGGAGAGATTATAGCACATGCAAAAGTTAGAAATGAATATCAAATCGGTTATGAAGAGCACGTCAATCCAGATGCAGAAACTTTTGGATATAATCCACTATTAATAATGCAAGGACATTATATTGGTGATTTAGGAAGAGAAGAAAGAAATTTCCTCAAAAATAGAGGAAGATTTATTAAGGAAATGAAAAAAGTTATAGAAAATATTTAATAAGAAAGGAGAATTATATGAAACTAGCTATGCAAGAAGTTATTGACATGTATTTTAATGATGATGAGTTGTTGGAAAGAGTAGTTTCGGATTATATTAATAATTCTCCGCTTATAGATAACTATCTTAAAGATGATTCTGTTTATTTTCAAATTGATAAATATATTTCACCTATGTACGAAATACAAAAACTTTATATTTCATTCTTTAAGAAAAAAGGAACTATTGATTATGATAGACGACTTAATATATTATTTAAAGAAAGACGTATTTTAACAGAAAGTGACTATGAATATGAAGAGGTAGAAGTAGAGGGAGAAGTTTACGGATTAGTGTATATGCTAGATATGAGAGTATATGAACTAGTATTCACTGACTACGACCAACTTGACTTAGACGATGTAGCAAAATTACTCACTGGTTTTGAAGATTTTCTGTATGGAATTAGAGATATGAATACAGAAGATAGAATCAAAGAAATGGAATGTTGTTACACAGATTTAAGAATGAATCCAAATCTACCAGAAGATATTTATCTATGGCTTATGCTGAAATAAAAATTGACAACGAGGAGTGACACGATGAATTTGGAAATTAGAAAAAATAGAGACTATTCTAAACATATAACCTTCAAACAGTTATGGCTCAAAGAACAGTTCTCACGATTGAGGAAGATATATACAAAAGAAGAAGTAAGCAACGAAGAACTTAAACAATTACTCTTGTCAAAATATGAGCAACGCCGTTTAGCTAACGGACGTTTATATTCAAATACCAGTAACGAAAATCTTGTGATGACACAGGAACAGTTTATCGACTTATTCCTAAATACTGAATATATCTTATCTGGATACGCAGTATTATACAAAGACCAAAAGAACTCGGTAAATATCGGTTCGATGGCACTTAAATTTCTACTAGACTCTCGTAAAGTATATAAAAAGAAAATGGAAGCGAGTCCATACGGCTCAGACCAGTATATATACTACAAGATTCTACAGTTAACATATAAAGTGCTAGCTAACTCCTATTATGGGATTAAAAAAATATAGTCCCTGATTTAGAACAATTAATTAAAGTTCTAATGAAAAACGCTTCTAATTGCTGGAAACCCCTTAGAGCTTTCAAAACTACAACGTAATCTGTAAAGATAAGCGTGAATGTTTAAAAATTTGAAAGATTGGGCAATCAGCAGCTAAGCATTGAAAAAGGAGGAAATTCTTATGCCAAAAAAGATGACAGAAAAAGAATTTCAAAAAAGAATATTATCTAATAAAATTAAAACAAATGAACCATATAAAAACACTAAAACTAAAATTGAGTTTGAGTGTCTAGAATGTGGTTATAAATGAAAAACAACACCAGATGTTTTTCTAAGATTTCAAACATGTCCGAACTGTACTGGAAATAGAAAACTTACTCATAAGGAATATGAAGAAAGAATTTTAAAAGAACATGGTACAGATTATGATGTTATTTCTGAGTATAGAGGTTTAGGAAAAGAAATAACTATTAGACATAATATTTGTGGAAAAACATTTTCTACAAATGCTTTAAATTTTGCAGGCACAGGAACGAAAAAAGGTACAGGATGTCCACATTGTTACGGAACTCCTAAAAAAACAACATCTCAATTTAAAAAAGAAGTTGTTGAAAAATATAAAAATTCTTTTACTGTATTAGGAGAATATAAAACAAATTTAACATATATAAAAATGAAACATAATAAATGTGGATATGAGTTTAATGTTAAACCTGTAAAATTTCTTAAAGATGGTAAGTGTCCTGTTTGTGATAAGAAAAGAAAAATTAGATCTACTGGTGAAA